TATTTTCTGGAAAATGTATAATCATTTTTATAAAAATGATACGTACGAGAACTTTCTAAAAGAAATCGCATCTAAAGATGTTTATTGGATAGGAGCAAAAATGCAAACCTTGTTTGTATTATATCATGTAAGTGTAAACTCCGGCCCAAAAGCAAATCGTTGGATAACTAAAATTGTAAATTACGCCGGATCTAAACTTGAAGATTCCAGTGTATATGTAAAGGTATATCAATAATGAAATCATTTAAAAATCAATTATCAGAAGCCGCAGGAAAGAACACTCATATGATTCATATCGAGGATCTTATCATTGACGGCGGAGTTAAGGGGGCGCGCCAAGCTATCATCGCACTCAGGTCGTTGCGAGATATGTTATCCGGTAATACGAAAGCTGCAGTAGACGTAACCGTAAAGTGGGACGGTGCCCCCGCCGTATTTGCAGGAGAAGATCCACGCGATGGCCAATTCTTCGTAGCAAAAAAAGGCATATTCAATGCCGACCCAAAAGTATATAAATCACACGCAGATATAGATGCTGATACAAGTGGAGATCTATCTAAAAAATTAAAAATGGCATATGATTATCTTAAGCCTTTAGGAATTAAAGGTGTTATACAAGGCGACTTTATGTTTGATAAGTCCGACCTTAAAAAGGAGAATATAAATGGAGTTAGTCATATTGTGTTTCATCCTAACACTATCGCTTACGCAGTACCTACTGGTAGTGCTCTCGCTAAGACGATTGGATCAGCTAAGATCGGAATTGTTTGGCATACAACGTATTCTGGAGCAACATTCGAAACGATGAGAGCCGAGTTTGGAAAGGAAATTGTCACCAAACTTAGATCTTCTAAAGATGTATGGATGCAAGATGCAACATTAGATGATCTATCAGGAACCGCAACACTAACCAAGTCAGAAACAGATGCACTAAATAAAAAGCTTTCTGATGCTGGTAAACTATTTCGAAAAATATCAGCTTCAACTCTTAAAGAAATAGAATCTAATAAAGAACTAAATCTTATGATTAATGTTTATAACAATAGTAAAGTAAGGGACGGACAACGCATTACTGATACTAAGAAACATGCAACAGGTTTAGTAATGTGGGTAAATGCACGGTATCAAAAAGAAATTGACAAGAGAAGCAGTCAAAAGGGTAAAGATGTTCAGATAGCTAAAAGAGATCAATTACTCGCATTTTTTGACAAATCTAATATAAAAAACCTACAAAATGTGTTTGATTTACACAATTTAGTAACAGATAGCAAATTAATTATTATAAATAAACTAAACAAACTAAATAAAATTAGTACGTTTGTAAAGACTAAGTCCGGATTTAAAGTAACCAACCCCGAAGGTTTTGTTGCTATAGATCGTATGGAAGGTGGAGCTGTTAAGCTTGTTGATAGATTGGAATTTTCTACTAACAACTTTAGCAAAGATATAATTAAAGGTTGGGATAATCCTAACTAAATGGAACCGAGGATAAGATGAAATCGTTCAAAGATCACAGCGCAGATATATCTGAAGAAAATGTAGATTTTTCAGAAGCCATGTCACTTCAACATCGTATGAAGATGAAAGCTGCATTTCGAAAAAATAAGGCTAAAATCGCACTTGGCAAAAAGAAAGCAGCCAAGAAGTTAGCATCCCCCGAAAAGTTAAAATCTAGAGCAAATAAGGCTGCTAGAGAATTACTCATTAAAAAACTCCTCAAAGATAAAAAGAAAAATGATTTGTCATTTGCTGGAAGAGCTAGTATAGAAAAGAAACTAGCCAACAAAAAAGGTGCAATCGCAAAAATAGCCAAAAAACTTCTTCCTGGAATTAAAAAGAAAGATAGAGCAAAACTAAAAAGCAAGGGCGGTAAATAATGCAGTTTAAAAGTTTCAGTGATTATCTAACTGAAGCAAAGGGTGAAATGACCTTTGTCTTTGGTAGATTTAATCCTCCTACAACCGGCCATGAAAAGCTTTTTGAAAAACTTAAAAAAGTTTCAGGCGGTTCATATCGTATATACGCGTCTAAGTCACAAGATCCTAAAAAGAATCCTCTTACGTTTAAAGAAAAAATTAAGTTTATGCGTAAAATGTTTCCTAAGCATGCTCGAAATATTATGGCAGATGCCGATGTTAGAACAGTAATTGATATTGCAGTAAAATTGTATGATCAAGGATATACTAAAGTTTCTATGGTTGCTGGTAGTGATAGAGTTAAAGAATTTGACACACTGTTAAATAAGTATAACGGTCAAAAAGCTCGTCATGGTTTTTATAATTTCGAAGATGGAATCAAAGTTATTTCGGCTGGAGAACGTGATCCCGATGCAGAAGGTGTCTCAGGTATGTCAGCATCTAAACTAAGATCCTTTGTTTCAGCTGGTGATTTACAAGGATTTGCCGATAACTCTTTAGAAATACCAGGAGATGGTATACAAAAATTATATTATGCATTACGTAAAGGCATGGGTCTTAAAAAAGAATCAGTACGTAAGCATGTTGAATTAGAAAAGGTCTCTGAGAAAAGAGAAAAGTTTGTTGAAGGTAATCTATTTAAACAAGGTGACGAAGTTGTTCTTAAAGAAACAAATCAAGTTGGTGTTATACAAAGATGCGGCACTAACTTTTTAGTAGTCGAGTTTGGAGATTGGAAGAAAAGAGTTTGGCTTGATGATGTTGAGCATTTAGAAGAGAAGAAATATTCTGATATGAATGCAAAAGAAAAAGCAGCACACAATAAGCCAAGACCAAATGCTCCAGAAAGTGATCACACAAAAGATTTTAAAAAGAAGTTTGGTGAAATGAAAAGCTTCTCACAATCATTAGAAGAAGCCGATGCAAAGGCGGCACTTATGAAAAAGGCCGATAAAACAGGTATGCCTTATGGTATATTAAAAAAAGTATTTGATAGAGGATATGCAGCTTGGAAATCAAGCCATAGACCAGGAACAAATCCAACTCAATGGGGATTAGCACGAGTTAATTCATTTGCAACAAAATCAAAAGGAACATGGGGCGGGGCTGATAAAGACCTAGCCGCTAAAGTTAGGGGATAAAATGAAAAGTTTTCAAGAAATAAGAAACATGGCTGAAGCTAAGCTTTCTACTAAAAAGCGTTTTGACATGTATAAAAAGGATTATGGTATTAAAGCTCATGGCATGCAAGATAGAAAAGAAGCTGAAAAGGTTATTCGTTTTATTCTCAACGTTAAAAAAGATCTAATGCCTGATCAAATGAAAACACTGGTAGATAAGGGATTGTTTGATGAAGGAATTAAGCAAGGTGTAATCGGTCTTATGAAGACATATACGACTATTGCTAAACAAAGCGGTAAGAAAACAGATGCTGCTTGGAAAAAGCATACTTCTGAGAATGCTACTTGGATGTCTAAAAGGTTTGATAATAACGGTTGGGTTCAACGATTTGATTATGAATCGTTTATAAAGAAAAATTTAAAATAAAAAGGAATAAAAATGAAAACATTTTCAGAAGTAAGAGAGGCGCTTGGCAACGACAATCCAAGTCATAGAGAAAAGGCTAAAATGGATAAAGATGGAACTGTCCATAATATTCCAGGTAAAAAAGCCGGTAGTGCGTATAATATTAAGCCAAGACTTGACGGTGCAACTTTAAAGTTTGGCACAGTTGATAACTTTGGAAATATTAAAGTTATGACAGCTAAAGAATTAGCGAAGGTGCTGAAGTGAAAACATTTCAAGAAATAAGAGAAGCAAATAAGCAGATAGAAGTTAATTGGGACATGGATGATCCTAGGGAATATCAAGGCGATTTCCAAGATGTCGGTGTTTACCTAGATCGATGGGATAGAAAAAATGCTACTATTAAAGTGTCAGGAAATGTCAAAGATCTTTTAGCGTGGCTAGTAGATAAAAATAGTATGGCAATGGATAAGAGAGACGCAATGGCTGTCTTGAAAAAAGGAAAAAGAGTAAAATGAAAACATTTAAAGATATTAGAGAGGCTTGTTGGAAAGGGTATAAGCAAGTAGGTACAAAAAATAAAGGTGGAAAAGACGTTCCAAACTGTGTACCTGAAGAAAACGAAAATTATAATCAAGACCTAACTCTAGCCACTAAGAATGTAGCAAGACTTGCCAAGAAAGAAACAGGTCAAGATAAGAAAGACTATCAGGCAGTATCTCGTGCACTTGCTCAAGGTAACCTTGGCGCAGTTAAGAAAGTAATTAAAGGTATTTCAACAAAAGAAATCCAAGCTGACATATTAAATATACTCGTAGGTTATAACGACTTAATTGCTAAAATGTACCCTAAAGCAGTAGATAAGAACGGAAATCTTAAAAGCGGCCTGAATGTAGATAAACTAATTAAAGAATCAATTGAAGAAGCTAAGAAAATTCAAGACATAGCTCGTAAGTATAAAAGAGAACTTCAAAAGGCAGTAAAAACTGGTCAATTAGAATTATCTGATAAAGCAACGCGTGAACTAGAGCGTTGGGCAGTAGATGCTGGTGAGATTCGTGGAAAAGAAGAAGACGAATTTATTGATTGGTTAGATAAAAACCTTGATGACCTTGCTAGTGGTAAACTCAGGGAAGGAAGATATACTGCTAATGACGGTGGTGCTTTTGACGGATTAAGAATAGCCAAATACCTTGCACATGAAGATGGTAAATCTTGGAGAAAACTCAAGTACGGAGAGACCGAAGGATATTTACAAGATGCATCCGATTTACTTAAAAACAATAAATCAAAAGCTAGATCTATATTAGCTAAGCCTACACCAAGGGATTAATATGAAATTTTCAGACATTCAAGAAGCAAAAAAATCTGCTAAGCAGACCGTTTCTAATGCCAAAAAGAAAAAACTGTCACAAGATCAGTTAAAGAAAAAAATGGCATTTAGAGTTAAGCAAAAAGCTTATAGGCTTCAGAATGAAGATGACTTAAGTGAAGCACCGCTTGTTATGTCTGATAGAGATATATTAGAAACTATATGGAAGAAAGTGAAGCCTGAATTAGAAAAGCAAATGAAGAAGGGAAATCTTGAAACCGTAAATAACCTAGCTCGTATTGGTAGGTTTAAAGTTACTAAAGACGGCCAGGCTAAAGGTAAATCATTTAGGTACGACTTAAAGAAATGAAAACTTTTGAACAATACTTTACTGAAGGTACAGGTAAGAGTGAGCCTTGGGAAGATGGATTTAAGCGTAGAGTAGTAAAGACCACAAAGCCAGAACATTTAGATAAAGGTTATAAGTGGAGAATTAAGGGTAAAGATAGAGATGAGATATCTATTAAACTTTACAAAAGTAAACCAGATTTTGCTGAATTTAAAAAGCAAATGAAGAGAGTCGCAGGACATGAATTCGGTGGATAACTTTAAACAACACTTTGATTTAATGGAAGGTGTAAATGATCCTTCTATTTTTAAAGCAGTATTCCTAGCAGGTGGACCAGGTTCTGGTAAATCATTTGTTGTAGGTAGAACTGCCTTACAAGCATTAGGATTTAGATTAATTAACTCTGATGATGCTTTTGAAAAAGGATTAAAAAGGGCTGGATTAACTACCGATCCAGCTGACATTGCATCTGCACAAGGACAAGCTGTGAGAGCAAAAGCTAAAGCTTTAACTGGTAAAATTATGACTAGAGCTTTAGAAGGTAGAATGGGTATTGTTATTGATGGTACTGGTAAAGATTATGCTAAAATTAAAAAGCAAGTTGATATGTTAAGAACACTTGGTTATGCTGTACATATGTTATTTGTTAATACCGATTTAGATACGGCATTAGAAAGAAACAGAATGAGACCACGTTCTTTGCCTGATGATTTAGTCACAAAAATGTGGAAAGATGTACAAAAGAATATAGGTAAGTTTCAAGGCCTTTTTCGTAACCGCATGATTGTTATCGACAATTCAAAAGGTTCTGATATAGAAGCCTCAACATTAGAAGCGTATAAAGATATAAAAACCTGGGCTGCTAAGGCTCCAGAAAATGCCATTGCTGTAAAATGGATAAAGGGACAAAAATGAGAACATTTGCTGAACATGTAGAACCTAAAACACTAGAAGAAATATGTGACATGCCATTGCATGAAGCTAATATGCAATTGCAAAACGAAGAGTTAGGTAAAGTTGCAGAATTTGTCGTAGGTCAGACTGTAAATCTATTATTTCAATTAACTAAACTAAGTGTTGAATTAGGAGCTATGGCTGGAAAAGCTATGTGGCCTTCAGTTAAATCTTCTGGAAAAAAAGTCATAAATGTATCTTTTGATAAGGCTAAAAAATTAGCTCATAGTTTTACTAAACTAGGTAAAGAGCAGAAAAAAGCAGCTAAAGCACTTAAAAAGGCAAAGGGTGTAGAAGCACTAAGAAAAGCTAGAATAGAATTACTAGACGCTAAAACTAGAATAGAAAATGAAAAAATGGCATTTAAACAAATATCTAAAGCCGATAAAGCTTTAGATAAGCGTAGGTACGATAGACTAAATAAGCAATTAAATGCTTCAGATAAATTAATTGATAATTTACTTTTAAAATATAAAGTGGCAGATAAACAGGAAAGTTGAAAAGGGCATAAAAAAAATAAGAGGTATAAAATGAATAGAGAAGAAGTAAAAGCAAGGGATAAAGTAGTATCATCATTTAACAGTAAGTGGAAATATCGATACGATAAAGAACAATACGGTATGGCTGATGCATGGAAAATTATTTACTCCGAAGACGCCGAAGGAAAGCTTGTAGGTGATTGTGAAGACTATTCTCTTTCTATTCTCTATAGATTATGCGGTGAAAGCCATCTTAAAATGTGGTGGATGTTATTGACACATCAAGCCGGTATATGCTTAGTAGGTCCTAGTAAGTGGAAAGTATCACACGCGGTATTGAGATATAAAGGTGAATACGTAGACAACTGGACTAAGAAGTTTGGCGGTAAATCAGCAATTGAAAAGAACCACACATTTCATATAGTATGGGGTCATGGATTTGCATACTACACTGCTGTTAAAATGATATTAAGTAAAGTTGTAAGGACTATTAAGGGAAAATAAAAATGAAAACATTTGACGAAATAAGAGAACAAAATAAATTAAAAGAAATGCTTAATATGAAGAAGGCAAGAGAGTTGCCGGATAACATTCAGAAAGAAATCATAGCTGCAAAAAAAGAATACGATCGCACATGGTCTGGAGTCTTTGTTCCTATGGGTAAAGACGGAAGTTCTCAAAGAAAATTTTATGAAAAGCAAGGGAAGCTATTTAAAGCTGCCTCTGCTAAATATAAGGCATTACTTAATAAGCATAAAGTAATGGCCAAATAGGAAAATAAAAATGCATAGTTTTCTAGAACATATTGAAGAAAGATTTGGTTTGTATGAAGGTCAACATGTACCTTTAGATCAACCTATGATAGAAATTGATGAAGAGCAAGAGTTAAATAAACCAAAACGATCTAGCGGAAAAAAGAAGTATGTGGTTTATGTAAAAAATCCTAAAACAGGTAATGTGAAAAAGATCGAATTTGGTGACGAAAAGGGTGGTTTAACATCTAAGATTAATGATAGAGATGCAGCAAGAAACTTTGCAGCTCGACATAATTGTGATACTAAAACCGACAAAACTAAACCGGGGTATTGGGCATGTAGATTGCCTAAATACGCCAAAGACTTGGGGCTTAAAGGTGGTGGATCTTACTTTTGGTAAACCGTACTGGGAAGACGGTGCGATAAGAGAATTCGATCTTTCGAAAGAAGATCGTGAATACGTATGGCATCGTGATGAAGATGACCGAGAAATAGAAATTTTAGAAGGCGAAGGCTGGCAGTTTCAATTACAAGATTGTTTGCCGTGGCTTCTTAAAAAGGGTATGGTATTTAGAATTAAGAAAGAAGAATATCATAGATTAATCAAGGGGGCGACTCCGCTTAAATGTAGGATATGCAATTATGGCTAGTGCCGCTGAGCAACGATTAGAACAAGCCGCAAGACTTGATAGAATCGAAGAAAAAATCGATAGAATGTCAGATGTAATAATCTCATTAGCAAGAGCTGAAGAGAGAATCGCTACAATGGCTGAATTCGGTAAACAACAAGGAGAACAGATATTAACTCTTATAAATAGAGTTGATAGATTAGAAATACTTGTGCGTGAGAATGCACAAACTGTAAACGTAATAAATAAATTATTCTGGATAGTAATCGCAGGCGCAGCCACAGCAATTACAGGAATGTTTTTCATAACTTAGGAGAAAAAATATGAAACTTAAAGATAACACGACTTTAAGCATTGCTGAAACCGTTAGCGATGTACTTGAAGGTAAAGTAAAAGAAGAGGGAAAATATCCA